AGTTTAACACTGAAGGAGCTGTTTTTCAGACTGCAGGATATGACGGCGCAGGCAGAACAAATGGTTTAATGGCAGATCAGATGCAGGGTAGTAAATATAACTTATCGGGATATAATGGATCATCGGGGGGAAGTGTTGTCACTTTAGTTTCGGCGGCAGCACCCGGAAGTATGTCGTTAAACTCCGCGGGAACTGGTTCTAATAGCTTAAATGGATGTATGGGATCACAAATTACTGACGGCACAAACGGCACGCCCCGTACCGGAACTAAGACATCACACACAAATAGACTTATGAAACTATGGAAAAGGACGGTACTATAATATGATATATATAGCATTAAAGAACAATAAGATTGTACATAGTTGCGAAACTCAATCAGAAAATAAGGTAATTGCTTCAATGCAATACGAAGGAATTACTGATTATGATTCTATTCAGCAAATACCAAATGAATACTTTACGGGTAAAGTAGGACAAGATATAAGAGAATTTGATTCTAAATATGAATTACTATCATTATCAGAAAGAAAAGACTTTGTTGATATTCCCGAAGGGAAAAAGATTGAAGGTAATGAATTTGTTGAGATGACTATTAAAGAAAAGATAGATGCAGGATTAACCGTGTTATCTGACAGAGAGAAGTATGATGATATTACGAAAACAATTATTCAAAAAACTAATTCTGAACTTGCTACTGATGGAATTCTAGCTATAGAAGAATTTAAGATTATAAAATATCAAGAAATATCTGATGCTTATAATCAACATTTTATAAATGGTCATTTTCCTTCAGAAGTATTAGGTATAAATATTGATTACAGAAGAAATACAACTAAGAATGATCTTCAAAATGTTGATGTACTTATTGAATTTATGACAGATAGTGAAATAGCAGAAACAGAGTATAAAGGATATCAAAATCAAAAAACGATGGCTACTTTAGCTCAGATTAAACTAATGAGAAAGGAAATGATAGCTTATAGTATTTATCTCTATGGTAAAAAAGAAGCATTAGAATTATCAATAGATAATGCACAAACAATAGAAGCCCTTAATTCAATTATATGGTAAGAAGGTAAAAAATGGGAAGTACAAATTACGGTACACAATCAATAAATTTTAGTTATGGACAGGAACTCTTATCTTCAAGTCTTGGAGGACTTCTTCATAATCTAATTAAACCTGGAGTATATGATGGTGGGAATCTTACTATCAATGCAGGTAACAATGTTAATATCGCACCACTTGATGTGGCAGTAGAAACATCATTGAATCAACTGGTTCATGTAAAAACATCTGCAACAATAGTATTTCCTATTACAGAAGCTAAACCTTATATCACTTGTCAGTTTACTTGGATAAATTCAGCAACTAACTATATGGATTTTACAGCTAAAGCAGTGGGTGAATTATTAAGTACTGATGTTATAATTGGTATGGGGGTATATGTAGCTAATGTATTATCTTCTTTTTCTTATGTATCTAAAACATGGGGATTAATAGATAGAAGTGGTAATGTTAGAGGGGCTACCTCTGTAATTACTCCAACAGTTACAGCTTCTACTGATATTACTATTCTAGGAGCTAATGGATTATATAATAGTACTAAAGCACTTACTTCTTATGGTAATGCTACATCATATAAACAAGCAACATATGTAGGATTAGATAACGATGGTATAGGTAGATTAGAATTTGATACCACTGCCGGAGCTTGTACTTATACGCTTCCATTGATGGCTAATAATATCGGGCGTAAAATTACAATTGCATTTGTTAAAAATGACGCTTCAGCCGATGTTGTTACTATTTCACCGCACGCCACAGATGCAAATAAACTAAGTAATGACGGATTAGCCTCTATAATACTTCCTAAAGTGGGGAACTATGTTTCATTTGTTCAATCTTCAAATTCAGGTTTTTGGGAAATAACAGCGGAATCAATTACAAGTCAATTAAAACTCAGAACGTTTGCCGGTTATGGTTCAACCGATATTAGAATTATGCGTTTTACTAATTTAGTTGAAAATGTTGGCAATATGTTTTCAGAAAATCATGTAAGCGGTTACAGTTCGAATACTAAAGGGCTTGAAATAACAATAAATAGAAGCGGTGTGTATAGCTATATGTGTATGCATGGAGCTGACGGCGGCGATGTACAGTGGGGTTTAAGTCTTAATTCGAGCCAGCTTACGACCATCATTCAATCTATTGCAACTACCGATATTGTATCTATGGCGTTAACTCAGGCAAATACATACCACCAATTATCAGGAAGTATGTACTTTAAAAAAGGAGATATATTTAGACCACACACACTTGGAAACACCCCTAATGATACTGCAAAAAATAGATTTACTTTTGTGTATTTAGGCCGATAAATGGCAAACGAATTTGAAAGAATAAATAATCCGGGTTAATAGCATGAACGATAAACTAAAGCAAATAATCAAGAGATATAACCAGTTTGAAAAGACCGACCTATTCAATGATATCAAAGCCGTGTTAAACTGCGATGACAAGACCGCTATGAAGTATAGTTATGTGAGTATAATAGATGTCAATATCTAAATATGAATTCTCAATGTTATCTGATCCTAGTTGTCTATCCTTCCATCAAGAAGATTGGAAGGAAGATGATAAAACAGGTACACCTATAAGAAATTGGAATAAGATTCTTTTTAAAGATTCTTTATTTGATTTCTTTCCTTATTGTGAAACATATTTTATAGATGCTGGTGGACAGATTATTGATAGTGTATTCTTTGTAGAGGGATTGGATTTAACCTGTAAACTTGGTTTCCCAGAAGAAGATCAGAAAGATAAAGATGGTAAAGCAACAGGTAAAAAGATTGGTGGGTATTTAGAACATACTTATGTATGGTCAGCTAATGAAATAAACAATATTAAAATTGCTCAATCAGTATCGGGTGATAATCTATTTATGATGATATCTAAATATTTTAAATCTGATGTACCTAAATCAAGAACATTTAATCATGAAGATTCAACAGCTAAAAAACAAACTATAAGTGAGATACTAAAAAATGTTATATTACCTGATTGGGGTATTCCAAAAGAAAAATATAATAATGATACAGCAGATAAAGTTCTTCACTCTATATCTGATACCGCAGGAACACCATACTTAAATCAAAACAATATAACGAACAAACAATTTATTTGTAAACTTGCAGAATGGGCATACAGTCAAAACAATGCTGGCTCTGGCTTCTATACCTTCTTTAATTGTCAAGGTGAATTTTACTTTATGACAATACAAGCTATGTTAGATCAACCTGAAGTAAAAGAATATATAATAGACCTAAACAAAGATATGATGCTGGATGAGAAGTATATAAAAGATTATAGAGTATTTCATGGTGGTATGCCTGTAAACTTTGATAACTACAATAGGAAAATATATAGATATAAACCAAGTAGTGTAAGTAGTAATGCGTCAAAAAATATTCACAATGTATTATCAGAGTACGATTCTGAAACACAACTTCTAATTAGAAATCAATATACAACAAATACTACAAGGGTGTCTTATGCAGGTATTCAAGACGATGATAATCTATATAATGGATTTGTAAATCAATTCTATAGAGATACTCATATGTGTTATAGAATGGTTATAGTTGTAGATTTCAGTCCATTAATTGTATCAGGTAAAACTGTAAAAATATCACTACAGAAACAAACCAAGGATAATGAACTAGCAAAAGAGTTTGATGGTAAATGGTTAATAGTAGATTCAATTCATACAATGGGGAAAGACGGTATTCCTTATTCACAACTTACAATATCCAAACCTCAAATACAAGTAGATAAAACGCATATATTCTATAATGATTTCAAAGCACCCTGACAAAAAAAGAGTGGTAATTTCTTACCACTCTTAAAAATAAACGGAGGTTTATGAAAAGATAGATATCATTTACAATATAGTGGATCGTGATTTACCTAATATCATGGATACCCTATCTTTTATACTTTTTGCTATATAATACTTAAAAGGTTGTCTTAGTAAATCTATTTCTTTTATAATTATTTCCTTTGGTGCATGTAATTCAACTAATTCCAAAAATCTTTCTTTTCTTCTATTGATTACTCTATCATAATTACTCTTTTCTTCTTTTATATAATTTGAGACAATCTTGTAGAACATTCTTCTGACACTTCCTTAGATAAATTTTTATCTGCTGAGTACTTTTGAAACTTCTGTAATATGTTAGCACTTTCAAACTCTTGTTTAAATGTTCCTTGAGTATTTTCTGTTCTTAATAGTTTAATACCTGCTTCTCTTATATAATACTCTTTATACTTTTCAAATACAAGTTTCTTATTTGGAGCATCTATAACATTTATAATATTCTCTTTACTCTCTGGTACTTCTCCATAAGATACTGTTTCATGTTTGAAGTAAAAAGGAACATCTATATACTCTAAAGTTTTATTTCTATCATAATTTATTTCTATAATCTGATGGTGTTGATCCTCTGCATGACGAGTGCTGATTGGGACTCCTAAAATAATGTGTTTATTTCCATACTCATCTAAATAGTCTTTTTCTTTGAATATGTGGGTATGACCATGTATAAATATGCCATGTAAGGTTTTAAACTTTATTCCTTCACTTGAGAATTGAGCTTTAATAGGAACTATATGAGAAAATATATAATCATACTTTCCTTCTAATTCGGCATACTCTCTATAGTTATATTTAAAAGGTAACAACATACAATTTAAAATATCTATCTGACATTCTTCTTCTTCTTCAAATACGGTAACATTATCTAGTAAATTAAAACTTGATAAAGAACAACCCCTATTTTTCGATTTGTCATGATTACCATTAAGTATATATGTAAGTGCTTTTCTATTCATAAGAAATTCTTTGAACACTTTATATACTTCCCATAAAGGCGAACTGGAATCAAAACAGTCCCCCAAAAATATCATATCCTCTTCGTTATAATTTTCAGACAACCAATTTAAAAATTTTTTAGATGCAGACAGAAATGGTTCTTTGTTTTTTAAATGAATATCCCCTATGACAATTAAGCTCATTCTATTCCCCTGTTATACTTATCTATCAGTTTATCAAGTATTTCTATAATACCACTTTGACTATTGACTTCACTCTCAAAATCATCAACAAGTTCTCTTACAGTTTCAAGATCACATACTATTTGTTTACTTAATCGTTCTAGCATTTTTTAATATCTCCTCAATAGTAACAGGTTCAAAGTTTCTTACATCCACTCCAACATTATAAGCATTAACTAAATCATTGACCATTGGATGGTGATTATCTTTATTAGAATGAATATGTCCATATAGATGAATACTACCATGATGTTTTCTATCCCATACTTGAATTGGATAATGAAAAAGAATAATTGGTGTTTTGTTTCCATTTATATTTTCATAGTTAACATAATAGTTTTTACAAAAATTAAATTGTTGTTGCACGAGCTGACTTGTTCTAACTATTTTATCATGATTCCCGTATATTAAATGTTTGTTACCATTAAGTCTTTGTAATAGTTTTACAGTTTTATTTTCATCGTTACTGAAAATACAGTCCCCTAAAAAATAGACATTATCCTTTGGAGATACTTTTAAATTATGTTTATAGATCATATATTCATCCATTTCTTCCACCGATTTAAATGGACGATTCTCATATTTAATTATGTTTCCATGACCAAAATGTTGATCGGATGAATAAAAATTCATTTTAACAACCTTTGACAAATCCCCTTTAATGTATTATAGAGCAACTTGATTCTTACTCTATTCTTTTTAATGTATCTTTGATGATAATCATTTAGTGCTAAACATACAGTATCATTAGAAAAATCTATTTGTAATTCTTTTAATATGATAATCTTTTGTGAATAGCTTAACTCGGGTATATCACTTAAATTATCATTAAAGTTATGTTCATTTATAAAGTTATAATATACATCTTTCACCTGCTTAACTTCCAAGCACTTAAAATTTCTTTCGCTTGTTCTGTACTAGAGGTAATATCTGATATAGAATAAGAGACCCCTCTTATAATTAGATCGAAAGAGAATGTATCTTCTTTAACTTTTTGATTATAAATGAATAAAGCACTGATATCGGGCAAATAGAACGATTGAATATAAGAACCGTCCTGATTCCTGAATTCTAAAAATCTATAATTCTCGATATCTACTGTATACATTTATTACCTCTTATCTATAATATATAGAAAATAATCTAAAAATTAAATTATCCTATACTCCTTTTTAATTCAATGTCTATTTTAATATCATCTTCATAAAATCCTTCATCCTCCCAAGGTAAAAATGAATCATTGTCTGTTGGTTGTAAACAATCTTTTATTATGCAATTCAAACATCCCTTAACAGAATTCCAATTAGCTTTACAATATTCGATATCTTGTACTGAATCAACTGCTCTTCTTAAATAAGTCCTCTTTCTACCCTCTTGAACTGGTATAGGTATATGACCTATATATTCATGTCCATGTTTATCTTGCCACTCTTCTTGTAATTTCTTAGCACGAATCTTTTGGTGCTCTTTACATCTTTTTGTTCTACCATCTTTATATGTAACTATTACTTCACATCCACAATCGGCACATAAAATAATTTTAGTAGGCATAAACTATGCTTGCCCCCTTCTTCTAACTGGTTCAGCTTGTTTAGACTCTGTTGATTTGTTTAGAGTAGTTGATTGAGTTCTATAAGAATCTATTTTCATCTCAACCAATTGATTTATATATCTCTTATTATAATTAAAAATATCAACTAAAATGAAATCGATCATTTCTTGATTAACATAGGGGAACTTATTTAATTCAAAAATCTTGCCAAGAGCATATTCAACTTGTTCTAGTGTAATGGTTTTGTCTATTCCCATAAGTTTTTTAACTTGCCATTCTTCTACTTCTATACCAGATAACTTCTTGTACATAGTACTAAACATATATCTTATTGAAGTGAGGAGTTCTTCATTATACGTAATATCAAATGCTTCTGGCTTACCTTTAAACAGAGCATTGATCTTTAGATTAAGCTCGCTGGAAGATACTATACCAAGTTCTTCTATTGCTTGTTTAGTTGTCCATAGTTCTGAATATATAACCCTCTCTAAATAACTAATTGCTTGTCTTAAACTTCCACCACTATTCTCAGATATAGTAAGAAGTACATTAGCTTTTTCTTCTGTATCTAATATAACGGATTCCTTCTGACAAATATCAGCGAGTTTTGTAGCAATGTCTTCCATATTATGTGGTTTGAGTTTATAAGTTGTACACCTACCAACGATTGCCTTTGGTACAGATTTATCGTCCATGGCACCAAATATAAAATAAACATTTTTATAATCTTTCTCTATTGGTTTTAAAAGATTATTCATAGCAGCTTGTGATTTTTTAAGTTCCTGTGCTTCATCGAGAACGAATACTTTTGCTTTAGCATTTGAAAAAGATTTAACTGATGCATTCTCAGCTATCTGTCTTGACTCATCTATGTTAACATTAGAGCAGTTAATCTCAAAATAATAATTTGTTATCTTCTCCTCTATAATAGAAGAACAAATCTCACATACATTACAGCTATTCCCTTCTTTATCTTTATTAAGACAAAGAATATTTTTAGCAATAATTCTTTGTAGAGTTGTTTTACCTGTTCCAGTAATACCTGATAAAAATATTACTCTAGGAAGATTACCTTCTTTTGATCTTTTCTGTAAATCTTTTACAGTAGCACTATGACCAACTACTTCTGAAAGTTTATTCGGTCTATACTTATTGTAAAGTAGGGTATTATCATTACTCATTTATTATTCTCCTTTTTTGTAATATATAGAAATATCTATCAGAATTAAATTTAATTTTTACAATAAAAATCTGGATGTCTTTTTTTATGTCTTTCTTCATACCATTCCTCTTCCAATTTTTCTATATTTTCAATGTACCAATCAATCTTATGTTTATTTTCTTCTACAAATTTTAGGTGTCTATTTTTAATTTTTAAATATTTCCATCCATTTCTTGGAAAACCTAAAATTACAAATAGTCTATTAAAAGTATTTACTACAGCAGAGCTATCAAATGTATCTTTATATACTTTAAGCATTTCGTCTATATCTACTGGTTTAAAATATAACTCTATTAAAAGTTTATAATTTAATTTTTTATACCCTTTATGTTTATCCCCAACCTGCACCTGATTTATAATTTGATTATGACTTAACAATAATCTATGTTCTTGAGAACATACCCTACCTTTTCCTGAAATACTTAATTTTTCTTTTTTAATTTCTAATCTTCTATCTGCCTCTTCAATCCCATATTTTTCAACCCAAATTTTATAATCCCCTTTACCAAAATTTGGATTATTCTCACCTTTACAATCTCGATGATTAATTGATATTAGGGTTTTAGATTCTTCTGTATGATTTTTATTTGTCATTCCAAAATTTGGATTAGTAGTATAATTTTCTTTTTGTGATACACTCATTAACATTTTTGAGAAATCTGAATGTCTAAACCCTTTTTTTATTTTAGATATTTTTTCACCAAATCCAGAAGGTTTCTTTTTACCTTTACCTGCTATAGATAGATTTAGCCTATGGGTTTTTGAAAATTTTTTTATCATGGCTGATTCTGACATTTTTAATTTTGTTTCTTTTGATACAACTTTATGTTTAGTTTTTAATGAAATCTTTTGTTTTTCTTCCTCTGTTATATTTCCTCCTTTATGTATATTATATCCATAAATAGGATTTCTAGCATCAAAAAAATTTATAGACTCTATTTCACTATTACTTAGTTCTATATCAGAATAGCAAACACCTAATATTATTTTTGTTAGAAAATATGTTCCTCTATATTTAATAATATCCTTAATTATTCTTCCCGATCCAAAATAATTTAAAGATTTTTCAATTAAACCCTTCTTTTGTCCTACATAAACTTTGTTATGTTTTTGATCTAAAGTAATATAAATATAGCCATAATAATTTTGATCTTTCATTTTCTACTAACCCTGTTATTTTTATTTTAGAAAAATTTGCCGTTTTTCTAAGTTATTTATTAGTATAAAATATTTTGAAAGACTTAAAAATAATCTTGGAAAATATATAAATAACAGGATTTATACACCTTATCAATCGGCAAAATCTATCCAAGATTTTTATTAGTATTAAAATGGATTTTTATTCAATGGGTCTTGTGAAACATCAAATAAAAATATCCCCATTTCGACCCACATTTGACAAACAACCGGACGGTCATCCAAAACAAACATTGGTTGAAATTTATTCCTAATATGTTCATCGAATAGCTCTCGCTTTACTGTACAATCATCTCTAAAATCCTTTGCTTTTCTCATATGTAATTCTTTATAAGGAACATGTTTAGCTTTTAACCACCACTCTGTTTCAGCTCTACAAATTTCTTCTCTACCTGACATAAGAATAATATCTACTTTACCATTAAACTTATCAAGTACACTCCATACAGGAAAATAAAGTTCATCATTAACGCATGCAGGAAAATCAAATATTTTCCTTTTATAACTGTTTGATAATGTTCCATCTATATCGCACAGAATAACATAAGGTAATTTATCATTCCAAGGATAAACAGGTTTAGCTCTTTCAAGCATATCTTTTAATGTGAGTTCATACATTCTCCATGTCTTCTTAATAACCCCTGCTCCAATTGAAAACTCTCTTTTAGAATCTCTTTCAATTGCTTCTCCAAGAGTAATAGGAAATTCTTTAACTTCTACTTCATACCTTCTACCTTCAAGTTGTGCAATACGAGCATTTAAGAATTTCTCATTGAGATGTTGCTCATCTATAATAATATTTTTATCTCTATCTATTAGATCAGCAAGACAAGCATTCATCATACGAGTTACTACTGCTTCTGTTTCATCTGAGTATGAATAGGAATCCAACATATGGCGGAAATCATCACGACTTAGTCTCATATAATCTTTGTTATCTTTTACAAACTGTTTAGCCCAAGAACTCTTACCTGATGCAATAAGTCCTTTTGTTAAAATTGCTTTCTTTATCATTCTTACAACTCCAATTTTTTAATATAATCAATATATGCTTCTTTATTTTCAAAAATATCATCTGAGGAAATATCTTTAAAATCCTCATCCAGTTTAGGACAACAAATTTTATACTTCAACACTTTAGAATCATAAATGTTAAATCCTCCTATTATACCTTTTAATAATCTATTCTTATGAATAAATACAATAGGCGTTCTTTCTTCAAAAACCTCAATTACTTTCTTTGTCATTTTGCTTCTCCTACAATTATATACTTATATTCATTTTTCCATACTATGAAATCCGAACAATCCTTTTCATATACTGTTATCAGAACTGGTTTCTCAAAAAATACCTGTTGATTATCTATGCTATACTTGTTTGTGATTATCTGCTCTGTAATTTTATATTTTGATAATGATGCAAAATTTAAATCTCCCACTATAAGTAGTATACCAAATAATAAGGAACAACAACATATTTTTAAAATACCTTTATTATCATCTACTATTCCCATAAAGAAACCAATTATAACTGCATATAGTATAAGCCCTACACCTAATATAAACATTAATTTTCTCCTATATATTTATCTATTCTTCTACTTACTATAATAAATGGATTTTGAATTTCAAGATAATCTTTCTGTACTTCATAAATCTTATTATAATCTGTTACTACTTTATACACTCTTACTGCTTTTCTATTTGTTAATGTAACTGGTTCATATGAATCAGAATCTAAATAACTTGTTGGTTTGCACCCTTCATCATATAATCCTTCATAGTAAACTCTATCACCTATTATATAACCAGTTAACTCTTTATCCAAAGTTTTAAAGCAAGCTTTACGAAGAGAACCAATTTTAATATTTCCAAAACTATTTGTGTATTCCCCTTCCTCATATCCCATATGAGAAAGAATCTCTTTAAATTTTACTTTCAGTATGAATCTGCTATCTTCCATAATCACTTTCCCATCAATTTAATCTGATCTATTTCTTTTTTGTACATTGTATATATTATCTCAATTTCATCAGGACAGAAACTATCGTATAGAAAAGTATCATTCTCTGATTTTATTTTTATAAGGTGTTCAAAATTATTACCTATTTTACGTATAGACTCATCAGTATAGCTAAAAGCTTTCCAATATTCTAAATCTAATTTTGCTTTATTTAATTCTAATTGTTTACTACTATAACCGGCAATTATTAACACAATAATAATAACTGCGTTAAATCCTACTATACCACCTACTAAGAATAAAAGATCAGAACTATCCCAATTATATTTTTTATTGTGAATTATAAGTAGGGTAGTAATCAATGCGATTATAACAAGTAGTGTTATCATATGCTTAAAAGCTCCTTCATAAATTTATTGAAATATTTATCAGCTATTTTCTGAGTATGTTCTTGTCTAATACCTCTTATACCAACATTATAACTAGCAATATAATCACGGAATAGAATTAGATTACCGTATTCATTTGTATCCCTTAATAACATATAGCATGAAAAGATATTCTTTGAAATATCAAAATTAGAATTACTATATTTAATTTTATACTTATTTAAATATTCTTCTGCAGCTCTATATCTCTGTTTGATGTATCTTGAATTTTGTTGAGAAAGCCCGAAGTCTTTACTACCATTTTTATTCTTCCCTATAACCACTATTCTATACTGAGACTCAATTGATATCAAACTCATTACGATCTTATAATCTATATCAAATTCTTGTTGTCCATAGTATAAAGCATCTATACATTTCTGTTTATTCTCTTGACTCCATTTTCTATTATACTTATGTAAAAAATGATTTAAACTATCTTTAATAATACTTTTATCTAGTTTAACATTATCTACTTTATAAGCATTTATAAGAGGATCTATTGTTATTGATTTTTCATTTGAACACTTTACAACCAGTAGAATTATAAACCATAGTATTAGAAATTTTCTCATTATTTTAATCCTTATTTAAATTTTTCTTTTCTACTTATAATATATAGAATTTTTAAAAAGAATTAAAAATTATTTTTTATTTAATTGCAAAAAATCACTGGGGGTTATAAGCATATGTTCTCTTTCATTTCTGAAGTAACGTAAATCATCTGAAAACCAGATTTCACCATTCTTGTTAAAGTATAAATAGTGGGAATGTAAATGACAAGGGAAGTTTCTATCATTTTGTTTACATTGATCAAACTCCCAGAAATATCCAAGAGTGAATGCATGTAACTGTACTATTTCAGATTCTCCTTTTGATACATCTACTTTATACTGGAACATACTTTCCCCTTTAATTACTAGAGTGGTTAATTTGGTCTAAAGCTCTTCTTAATCTGATATCTTTCTCTAGTGTCTTTTCATCTAATAACATCATTATTTTAAAAACAATTAAATTGTTATTTCCACAATCACCAATACAATCGCGTATAATATTTCTTATCTCACAAAATAATTCTAATTTTTCTTTAGTGCTTGTTTCGTAAAGGTGACTCATAGATTATTCCTTCTAGCCCATTCAGCAATAAGAAGACCATCCCCATCTTTATGTTTAATAATATCTTCTTTGAATTGAGGAAACATTCTACAAGCAACATCCATAGAAGCTTTCTTTTGTTGCTCTGATCCTTTCAATCCACTTGGAAGCATTTCTTTTTGCCATTGTTTACTATCTACAAATTCATGAGAAATATTTAATTCTTCTAATACAATAAGAGTGGCTTCAAATGCTCTAAGTGCTGATGCTGTAGCTTCAAATCTTGTGGGATTGACCATCGGTCTTTCCAATATAGCCTTTACATCTAATTCTTGATAATTTTTAAATATTTCTATTAAAGCAGGAAAATCTATTCTATTTAACTGCTTTGCTTTCTTTTGATAGTTGGTACAAAGTTTAACTGGGGTTAGAAAAAATAATACCTCTTCATCGGAGATAATTCCCACACTTCCTGAGACCCCATTATCCACTCCTATAAATATCCTACTCATATATAACCCCCAACTATTTTAGATAATTAGTAGGTTATTTCTTTTTCCTCTGTAACTTCAGGACAGGAATAATTTCTTTCTCGTTAAACTTAACCGAGGTTTCTTCTGTGGAAGAGGTTTTTACTTTAGCTAAAAATGGAGAAGTTAATTTTTCTAATGGATATTTTGAAATGTCCTCTTTCATACATACACTCAATCTTGCATGAGTTTTTATATATTGGCTTTTAAAGAAAATTGCATCTGCTTCAAATTCTCTTGAAATTGTTTTTATTTCAGCTATTTGATCTTCATACTTTTGAGCTTGTTTCATCAACTCAAATTTCTTAATTTCTGTTTCTGTTTTTATTCCAGCTGCATAAAGAGTACCAAGTAATCCTGCTATCACCGTAGCTGCTGTCCATAATTGTGCATAGCCTAGATTGAGTATTGTTTTCTTTTCTTTAACTACCATCTTTTAACCTCTTAAAATACTAAACCTACACGAACAGAATTTGTTTTTTTGTTGTACTGGACCATGAACTCGTCGTAACCACGATAAAATTGGCAAAATAGTTTTGGTTGTACATACGTTGTTATGATTCTAAATCTTGCCTCTACACAAAACCAACCTTTTCTTGTATGATCATAATCCGATTTATCATAACCACCAAATGAAAATGCTAATTCTTCTTTATCTAAGTATTCAACTGTTTTACTTTTTAACTTAAAAAATAACTTTGCCTCGTAGTATCCTTTGTAGTCTCTTATATCTTTATTTTTATCTGCTATTGTATAATAACCAAAACCTTTTAGATTTAATCCAAAGTTATATACATCACCAATCGATGCTTGTACTTGTGCATAATATATATTTATACTTCTATGATTATCCCCTTCTACTCCAGTACTATTATGACATATAGGAGATACTTGAATATAATCCACATAAGGAATAATATAATCTTTAAATATATTTTTACCTGATTCAAAATTAAAAAATGCTTCCGGTTGATACATTGTATAAAAGGTATCTCTTCCACTATAAACAATCCAGTTACTTGTTTGGGTATATCCTAAATTAAATCCTGTTTCAGAAGGATAAAGAATATTATATTTTACCGAAACCTGTACTTTTGTTTGAGCTTCTTTATCACCAAACAAAAAATAGTTATCTTTATATTTAGTTACACTTTCTTCATATTCTGCTCCAAATCCCTTATTAGCAAGACTAATACATAATACAGTATAGCATAACAGTAATCCACTAAAAATCCATAACCATTTTTTCATCTTTACCCTCTTTATTATTTATTAGTAAAATTATGCTTTAATTTTAAATCTGGTTTACTAATATCCTTTAGAGTGAAATCTCTATTTAATCCACTTTCGATGTCCTGTAGAGAAAGTAAGATTTGAGTTTTACCTGACATATTTATTAAATGAATATCTCCTTTTTTATCTGAGACTATAAATTGACTATTTTTAATATATACTACTTCAGAATAAGTTTCTTTAAGTTTTGCTTCAAATTTATTTATTTTATCGTGCGTATAAAACGCTATGCATAAACCAAGAATTATTGAAAATATAACTAAAGATATTATTACTATTAAATATTTTTTATTCATTCTTCCTCCTTATTATTTCATTCCAAATAATCCTTTTAAATCATTTAAAGAAAAATCCCTATCACTTGGTTTAAACTCTATAGTAGACTCAAGAGCATTTTCATCTAAGGTTACTATTTTACCACCGAAATTAACAGTTACTATGGTTACTTCAGATATAACTATTCCTTTCTGTCCCGGTTTAATACCATTAGCAACTAGAATATCTTTAGTCTTCTGAGTGACTTTAGAACAAGTTCTAACTTCATCACCTTCGTAAAACATTTATTTCTTAACCTCTACATCTTTTGTTTTAGTGAAAATATCTGGATAAATTAGATCAACCCATGCTGAATTAGAATGTAGAGTAATCTTACAATATAGACTAGATATTGGGTGCAATTTATTTAGTTCTGCAGGTACATCTTCTAACAAGCATTTAACAAGTTTCCATTCAATATTATTCCCCTGAGCCATAAACTGATTTATAAGTAGCTGTCCCTGCCACTGCTGTTGGTACTGCTCTTGATGATTTATATTTCGGGTATAATTATAAATCTGAATCCCTTTACCCGCAAAGAACCATATATTGATTCCTATTGATATCGCTAATATTATTACTATTGCTATGTATTTTTTCATTTTACTTCTCCTAAATTTTAATCTGATTCTTTCTTAGCTAAATAATTCTTATAACAATCTTTCCAAGAATCATCTGTTCTTGTGAACCATCGCCATCCAACAGCTTCTCCCAAATACTGAGGGCATTCAAAGTTTCTTTGTAGTACACAGTTTTTACATTCAGTTATCATTTCTTAAACTCCGGATGATCTTTTTTTAAGGCTTGAATTGCGTGATATTGCTTCATTTCCAATGCTGTATATTTTGTACTTTTATCATCAAACGCTTCATCATAAATCTCTTCCGCTTCCTCAACCAGTGTTTCAAGTTCTGATTTGCGGATGTAACCATACTGAATAGCTCGTTTTAATCTTTCATTATATGTACTGCTATTTATTTGATTATCATATATTTGAAATGCTTCAACACTCTCAAACTGAAACTTTTGTTTTTCCATTTCTTTCTCCTTTTGTCTTCTATGATAGAAACAATTACAATCTTCACATTTCATCTTTCCTCCTTGAATTTGTTTACTCTATCATTCCAATCCTTAAATTCGTCATATGTATAAATAGAAAAACTATTTTGAATCTCCTCCACAAATTCTATTAACTCCGCTTTATCTGCTTCAAGTTCAGATATATAATTATGAATATTCACTAAATCTTCACTTGTTAATTCTTTTGGTTTTATAAAAATATTATAAAAGTTATTTCTTGCTTTGTTCATAGAC